CCTTATTATAACGCAATAGCCATTGCCGTTGCGAATCCTTTACTTGCGCCTACGTCAACTGTTGTTCCGTCTCCGTAAACTAAATTACCAGAATTATCCTTCATTGTTGCTTTGTCCGCTGGTAACGAAACAAAAACAATTTTAGTGCCTGCTGAAAAATCAGTCTTAGACCCACCATTACTACTACCAATTACGGTATCTCTTGATAGTGAAGTACCTGAATGAGTATAAGTTCCAATTCCAACTTCCCATTCTGAAGGTTGGTCTTCACCAACTATCGTATAGTAAGTGGTATTGGAATTACCAATTCCAGCATTAAAAGTTATGAAACCTGTAGCAGCTCCAGCTAGTGTAATACTACCTGTACCTGTCGTCGTCGAAGTTTCTTTAACTCGATCGTTTGTTTTAAACGCCATTTAAATCTCCTTACGCTACTCTTATAATAGCGGTACTTGCACCAGCACTTGGGAATTGAATCGTAAATGTCCCGCTAGTGGAAGTCTGGTCTGTCCCAAAATCTAAAACGCATACTGCTTTGTTCGAATCAGTCGAGTTATAAATCAATGCATATCTTGCAGTGATTGTAGCACTCGTGAAAGACAAGTCATCAAAGTCAACGAGAGCTGTTGTACCATCAGTAGAAACTGCTTGGTTAGCTAATGATCCGCCACCTGCAGTATAACTACCACTGTTCGCAACTTCGTCTGAAGTTGTGTAAATAGTCGTTGATGCGTTGTTGATTGTGGAAGAACTTGTATACAAAGACAGTTTAAACGTATCACCTGCAGTTGCAAAATCATGCACACCTGAAAGTAATTCAGATTTAAAACTTGTCATTACCGTATTTGCCATATGTCCTCCTAATTAATATTATGGACTAGGTGGAACAGATCTTAATTTTTGTCTAATCTCCCCGTCCACGTACTCGTCCCTTCTTCTTCTACCTTGTTGTTCGATACCTAATCCCATTAGAGATTGAGCGTAACGACCTTCATATGTTTGTAGCTGGTCTTTGTCTTTTAAAAAAGTGCATGCTTCAACCATAGCAGCATACAAGAGCGTATTAGGAGCGTTTAAGCTTAAATACGTAGTGGTATTTGTGGATGTCAATTTCGTGCCATCCGATGTATTAGGTCTTTTAACATAAGCAACCTCAACATTCAAGGCTGTGTCAGGTGTAGGACCCAATAACAATTTTGTTTCATTCCAGTACCCATAATATTTAGGTGTACCTTGTGTCACACGATTTCCTGTGTATTCATCAATAAAAGAGCAGTCTTTTTGCATCAGTGGAGTTCTAGCTCCTGTACTATTATTATAAGTTTCTACCCATCTTATCAATAAAATGCCATCAGGCAATGTTAAAAATTCATTACCCACAGATAGAGTCGAATAATCATTACGTCTGAAGACATCGAGGTCCACATCCGTCATGATTCTAAATTCCGCATCTTCTATAAAGCCATTAACAATCGCAGTAGTAAACACATTAGCATCTACTTCACTATAATTTCTTATTTTTGTAACTAATTCGTCGTAGGTCATGGTGTTATAGTAACAGGTCCAGCTGAAACTGGAAAGCCTCCTCCTTGTATTCCTCCAGTAGTAGCATTCGTTCCCTGAGTAAAACTAAAATAGTTATCAGGATCCTCTACTAATGTAATTGTTGCTCCGGCGCTATGAGCTGCTTTAGTTGTACCATAAGCTCCACGTAATACAACATTAGGATTTAATGCTGTGGCTTCAGGAGTCACTTGTCCTAAAGAATTATCAGAAGCAATGGTTGAATATCTTATAATCTCCGTTCCTATTAATATAGATTGATGTAACAAATTGCTAGTCGTTACTGCTGAAAAATTAGTAGGATCAGTTAACTTAATACCAGTAGTTTGGCTATTATCAATGTCAGCTACCAAGGTTGTTGTTTGAGCAGGTAATCTTTTACCTACCGAAATAGTATGTCCTGATGATGAACAAATTGTAGAACCAGGGATTCCATCTACATCTCTACAATCTGAAAAACCAGGCGCTCCATTGCTAGGAGTTAAAGGCCAACCGGAAGGTCCTGTACTTGATGACATTTCCGGAGTTCCTCTAAAACGAACTATCGTGTTGTCATTTCTTTTATGATTTGGAGAATGAACAAAAATATCTCCAGCTCCTGCTTGATACGTTTCAAATGGATTATCAGGTAACATGACTGCAACTTTATGATAACCTCTTGATTCAGGTCTAGGGTGAGCTAATGCAATCCCATCAGGTCCAATGACCGCTAATTCCAATTGAGGTTGTTTAGATTCATATTCAGTATAATGAACCCACATTCCATTCCATTCTTTAACCATTTCACGATAAGGAAATCTTAATCCGGATCTATCCGAAATTGCTAATGCTTTGTTGCCTGATGCAAATTTTCCCATGGTTAACTCTGTGCTGGGTAATAAGCTTTAGGTGTGATGTAAGAGCTAGAAGCTGATCCATCCTCTGATAAAGCTCGTGCCAGTTCGTCCTCGTAGTATAGTTTTAAAGCTTGTGTTCTATCAGGAGCTACTTTTTGACTCAAATAAAAAGCTAGCCCTGAAGTTAATGCAGGTAAAAATCTGTAAGGTGCATCAGGATCATTTGAATAAACCCCTGAGTCTTGAATTCTTTTAAGATAATAAAAATTTAAAAACTTATTTGTGCTTGAACTAGGTGTTAAATAAATTTTAATTTGAGTGTAAGTAGAAAATCTTTGAACAAAATATTGAGAAGGAGTTCCTGTAGAAGTTTTGTTAGCTAAAGCTTGATATGTTGAACGATCAATCTTAGTCATTGATACATCAGTGGGACTAGCAATTTCATCTCTATAAACCACTTCCAATATATCAGTCGCATTATAAATATGATTACCGTTATTATCTTTAGTAGGATAAGTACCTGATGTAGCATCAGCTGTTCTTGCCGCGCTATCCCAGTAAATACGATAAGTATTCTGGTCAGTAACTAAAGCCATATTGACATTACCTACTTCCCAAAAATGTACACCTCTATTGCCCCATTCTTGAAAAAGAATATTTAGAGATCTTCTTGCAGATCTCATTTGATGTCCTGATGTTCCTACAAGCCCTAATCTTTCGTATGCATCAGCGATAATTTCATCAATAGAAAAATCCTGATCAAACGAGTAGGCCGAAGAAGTAGTATTCGCCATGCGTTACCCCCTAATACTGTTTTCGCATTTCTAGAATAACTGTGTAATGATCTAGATTGGTATGTCCACTAGTTGTAAAGTCAAGATCGCCATCAGGTGAGCTAGCATTATTTTTAATGCCACCAAATGATCTAAAGTCCATATGTCCTTGAACATTGCCTGCTGCCGCACTTCCGCCCAGAACTAATGCTGCAACATTAGTACTTGCAGCGAAATCAATGAGAACTCTCATTCCACCAATATCATACCAAACTTGATCAATTGTAACTTGTGAGCAAGCGGTACCATCAGGGTGAGCTGTTAAAGCTGAGACATCTACTTTTTTTACTGCTGATTCACCATTACCATCAGAAAGATTTGTAAATTTCATTACAACTCTTTTTTCTGTATCGACTATTGTTTGACTTGTTACTGCGTCTGCCATTTTTCCTCCTGTTAGAGAACGGGGCCGAAGCCCCGCTCTAATTTAAGTTGTTAATAACTATTATTCGAAAACGTGTCTACTTATTGCTGTGTAGTGTACGTTTAAGGCTTCAGCTGCTGCCGCTCCATTTTCAATTCCAATATATGGAATTAAATCAACATCGTTCTTCATTGCTGGACCTTTTTGAGTGTTCGCATTTGTAGCTGAATAACTTTCCGCAATAGTTGCTTGAGTTGTTCCAGTTATTTCAGTTGAACCATCAAAAGTCGTAGCTGCAGTTGTTGTTGCACTGTACTGAACACCATTTATAAAAATAGATGGTTTTCTATCGCTATCAATCGAAATTCTGAAATGATAGTTCGTGCTAGCTTCTACTGTCACACCTGTATTAGTTAAATAGTCAGTACCATTAACTGACTGAATAAAATACCAAGGTGTAAAAGTTGACAATGCTTGTCCATTCGTTGCGTCACTTGCATAATAGAAATATGCTTGATCCGCATCCGTTTGAGGCAATTGATCATTAGTCAATTTTAAACCAGCCCAAACTTTTTGGTTATCAGTTGCAGCCAAGTTAATTGAACATTCCCATTCAACTTGATTCTCAGTACCCCATAAAACTTTAGACCAAGCCGATTGGTTTGTGTCTAAGTGTGGCAACAGAATTGCTTGATCTTGATCAGCCGTTGCTGTTGTCATTAGGATCCCTGCTTGAGTTCCTGGAAAAGTCGTCAAAGCAGTTGTGTAGTTAGTACCTAATGTTTCAAAGTTTTTGTTCGCTGCTTGTGTTAGTGCCAATGCTGCTGCATCGTCTGCATCAGCGTCGATAATATTTATCGCGTTAAGCCCTGGTTTTTGAGCAAAAGATTCATAAAGATAATATCTTCTTGCATCCCTCAATCCAAAACCTTGGGTTCTGTTGTGAATTACACCTGTAGATGCAGTTTTACTAATTAGCTGTACGTTGTTCTCCGAACGAACCGGACCGCTAAATGTTGTATTTGCCATAATTTAATCCTCCTAGTTTGTGTGAATGCTGTCTCTAGGCCGTCGAGTATACTCGTCAGCATTCTTAAATAATTGTATACTGATTAATCTATAGCTCTTTTTTAAATAGAGCGCAAGGTATCCCTGTGAATTTGTATGATTTTTGATAGCGCTTAAGTGGCTATCGAAACTTCGGCCTTGGCTTCTTTGATCTTACTAGTACGAGTTGCTTCTTTAAACTCTTCGGCAAT